TGATCTTTATGAGGAACGTAGTAGTACTATTATAGAGGCTTTATATAAACAAACTTTAAAGTCTGCATCTGCTATTGGAGAATACTTAGGTAAAACTAAAGAGTTATTAGATGAACGAGATAATCAAGGTAAAATCATTACAGATATATCTAAGATTACTGGAGCTGTAAGTAGAATGCCTAAGCTAATGCATGATTTAAAAGCAGCTTATAAAGAAGTTGTAAAAGAACAGGAAGAAGCTGATAGTAAGAAAAAAGGTGTTAGAACATTTAATACATTTGAAGACGGAATATAATATGGGAGATGAAAATAGAGGAACTGGCAGAACTACTAGGTTAGTTCAATATTATATAGATAAGTTATTTACAACAACTGATGAGGTTATAATTTATGATCATTATGACCATAAAACAGCTCATAAGTTTTTAACTGATGCTATAATTAGACGTATGCATAATGAAATAATTTTTAAAGGTAAAGGACTTACTCTGAATAAAATTAATTCAAACACATTACAATTAATAAAAGGATAATGGAAGAAATTATAGCAAATAAAGAAGTATTATCTAAATTACTAAGTGGTATAGATAAACTAGCTAATACAGTTAAGGTAACTTTAGGACCAAGTGGTAATACAGTTATTATAGCTGATGAACATGGTAAACCTTATGCTACTAAAGATGGTGTATCGGTATCTAACTATATTAAGCTTAAAGATCCTGTAGAGAATATAGGTGTTACAATGATTAAAGAAGTAGCTAAGAAGACTGCTGAAGAGGCTGGTGATGGTACTACAACTAGTATTGTATTAGCTCAAGCACTTATAACTAATGGTATTAAGTTTTTAAATGATGGTGGTACGTATAATCAAATTAAAGAAGTTTATTCTACATTAGTACCAAAAGTATTAAATCTTATTAAAGAGGCTTCTACTACAATTACTGCTGATGATATTGTAGATGTAGCTACTGTGTCTGCTAATAATGATCGTGAAATAGGAGAATTAATACAAGTGGCATTTAACCATTCTACAGTAGTTAAGGTAGAAGAAGGTAAAGCTATTAAAGATAGTTTAGAGTTAATAACAGGTGTAACATATCCTGTAACATACTTTAGTAAAAAGTTTATAACTAATGAAGCTAAAAACACTGCTGAGGTTAATGATGCTGTTGTATTATTACTTGGTTGTAAGTTAGATAAATTAGATAACTTAAAGAAAGTATTAACTTATTGTAATAAAGAAGAAAAACCACTATTAATAATAACAGAGTTTATTAGTGATGATGCTTTACATATGCTGGAGACTAATCATATTAATAATGCTTTAAAAATATTAGCAGTTAAAACACCTGGTTACGCTAACTATAGAAATGAGTATATAAAAGATTTAAGTGATCTTACTGATAGTATTATTATAGATGATCTTTCTAAAATGGTTGAAGTAGAGCGATTAGGTAGAATTAAAAGTGTAACAGCTAAATCTAATGAAACTGTATTAATTCCATATGATGATATTGATATTGAGCAAAGAATTACCAACCTCTTTACATTAAGTAAACAACCTAATTTAGGAGGTTATGATAAAAAGATTTTATTAGAAAGAATTGATAATCTTAATGGAAAAGTATCTATTATTAAAGTAGGTGCTAAGTCTGAGATTGAAATGAAAGAACGTTATGATAGAATTGAAGATGCTGTGTATGCAGTATCATCAGCACTAGAAGAAGGTGTCTTAGAGGGTGGTGGAGTAGCTTTATATAAGATTGCAGACACTTTAGATATTGACAGTAGTAAATCACTACATTTAATATTACAAGCTCTTAGAGCTCCTAATAAGACTATTAATGAAAATGGTGCTAAAGTTAATCCTTTTGTATTTGATGATTACACAGTAGTTGATCCTACTAAAGTAACTAGATGTGCTTTAGAAAATGCAGCATCTGTAGCATTAACTATATTAGGAACTAAAGCAGTTGTATTAAATGAACATTTATGGTAGATTTATTAAGTTTAAAGTTAAATAAATATCAAACACCTATAACACAAGAATTAAAAAATTCTTTACATAAAGAAGTATGGAATGATTTAGAAGAATATATTTCTACAGTATCATTTATAGAACATATGATATCAGATGAAACTGTTCGTGGTTATGCTAGAGATAAACCTCGTAATAGTAATGGTCGTATAACTGTAGACTTAACTAAACCTCATATATTAGAAGATATAGATTTTTTTAGAGAGAAAGCTTTATTCTTTCAAAAGAATGGTAAGTATACTAATATACCTGTTAATTCAAATCCTAAATCAGAATATGCTGCTTTTTGGAAACAAGAGTTGTATAGATGGGAACATGGTTTGACTAGAGAATCTGATGGTGAATGGATACCAGGAGAATTATATTTTTACTGGAACTATAGCCCTATATGGTTAGTTAAAGAAGATAAAACTAACAGTAGTGATAATAAAAAGAGTAAAGGTAGGCGGGTTAGAGAATTTCCTAAACCTTGGTCTGGAGACTATTTATTTCATCATTATATAGATCAAGCTAAAACTAATGGTAAACATGGTAAACTATTAAAGTGTCGTGGTATTGGATTTAGTTTTAAGTGTGCTTCTTGGAGCCCTAGAAATATGTATATATATCCAGGTTCAGGTAACCCTAACTTTCATTTAGCTTCAGAAAAATCATTTATACAAGGTGATAAAGGGATCTTTGGTAAAGTAATGGATTGTTTGGATTGGATAGCTGATAATACACCTTTTGCTAAACTTAGACTTACTGATAGTAAGAAAGGGATGGAAATTCAGTTAGGTTATTTAGATGATTATGGTGTACGTAGAGGGTTGTTATCTTCTGTGTTTGGTATATCATTAAAAGATAATCCTGAAAAAGCAAGGGGTATTCGTGGACCTCTAATTCATTATGAAGAAGACGGTTTATTTCCTAACTTAGAAACAGCTTGGAACGTAAATAGAAAAGCGGTTGAAGATGGTGATGTATCATTTGGATTTATGTTAGCGGGAGGAACTGGAGGTACTGAAGGGGCTTCATTTGAGGGGTCTGAAAAGTTATTTTATAAAGCTGATGCATATAATATATACTCTATACCAAATGTATTTGATAAAAATGTTAAAGGCGCTACAACTTGTGGTTACTTTTGGGGGGCTTATATAAATCGTAATAAATGTTATGATGAATCTGTTGGAGAATCTGATGTTGTAAAAGCGTTAATAGAAATATTACAAGATAGATTTTTAGTAAAATATAATTCATCAGATCCAAAAGCTATTACACAAAAGAAAGCTGAAGAATGTATAACACCTCAAGAAGCTGTATTAAGAGTTGATGGTACTATATTCCCTATAGCTGATTTGAAAGATTATTTAGAAGATATATTTCCACGTAAAGAATCTTTTTTAGCTGAACATTATGTAGGTGATTTAACATATAAAAATGATGGTGGAGTTAAATGGACTCCTAATCCAAGTTTATATCCAATCAGATCATATTCTAATGTACCAGCTAATAAAAGAGGTGCTGTAGAGATATTTGAAATGCCTAAAAAGAATGGTAGAGGTGAAATAGCTAGTGGTAGATATATTGCAGGTATTGACCCTATTGATGCTGATACAGGTAATTCATTATTTTCAATGTTAGTAATGGATACATTTACTGATAGAATAGTTGCTGAGTACACTGGAAGACCTAGAACTGCAAAGGATGCTTATGAAATAACATTAAAGTTATTAATATTTTATAATGCTCAAGCTAACTATGAGAATAACTTAAAAGGTTTATTTAGTTATTTTGATAATAAGAATGCACTTTATTTATTAAGTGATACTCCTCAAATCATTCGTGATATGGAGTTAACTAAAGCAACTAATGTATATGGAAATAAAGCAAAAGGAACTAACGCAAACGCTAGATTAAACAGTTGGGCTAGATTATTACAAGTAGATTGGTTATTAGCCAAAGTAAGTAAAGAAGAAGGAGCTGATGATAAGCGACTAAATATACATAGGTTAAGATCTATTGGTTATATTGAAGAGTTAATTTATTGGAATCCTGATGGTAACTTTGATAGGGTATCTGCAGCAGGAATGTTGTTTATCCTAAGAGAAGATAGGTTAAAACGTACTGTAACAGCTAAAGATAATCAATACAAAAAAGTTAATACTTTAGCTAATGATCCTTATTTTAATAAGAATTATAAGAACGGAATGGGTTTAGACAAATTAATAAAGTAAAAAGCTATATGCGTTCAATGAATGTTTTGGAGAAAAAATCTAATTCTTGTATATTGAACGCTTATAATTATATTAAATATGGGAACATTTCAGAATGTAAAAACACCGCCTCAACGTCTTAGTTTTTCTAAGAAGGGGAAAGAGTGGAGAAAAAATAATGTAGACAATGGAGATAATAATTCCTTATATCATAATGAAGGAGTTAGACAATCTTTAAGAAATAGAGTAATAAATCTTAATTTATATAATGGTATTATAAATGTTAATGATATGAAAGAAGTGGTTAATCCTTATGGGATTGATGCTGACTTCATACCTAAAGCTATACCACATCACCCTATTGCAGTACCTAAGATAGATTTATTAGTAGGTGAAGAGATTAAACGTAGGTTTGATTGGTCTGTAGTAGTAACTAACCCTAATGCTATAACAGCTAAAGAGAATGACAGAAAGAATGTCTTAACTCAAAAGATTACACAATTTATACAAGGTAACTACTCAGAACAAGAACTTGAATCTAAGATGAAGGATCTTGAGAAGTATATGAAGTATGAGTGGCAAGATGTTAGAGAAAAGATGGCTAATCAAATTCTTAAACATTATTGGGAAGAACAACAGTTTGCTTATAAATTTAATAATGGATTTAAGGATGCTATGATAATGGCTGAAGAAATCTATCAAGTTGATATAGTTGCTGATGAACCTATACTTGAAAAGCTTAACCCATTAAAGGTAAGGGCTGTTCGTAATGGTAATTCTAATAAGATTGAAGATTCTAGTATAATTGTTATAGAGGATCATTGGTCTCCTGCTAAAATAGTTGATACTTTTTATGGTGAAATAAAACCTAAAGAGATTGATGTTATTATGGAGTATGGAGGTAGATCTTCTAAAGGAGGTTATAGCGATGATGACAATAACCATGTTTTATTGCGTGATTCAGTTGAAGATTTCTTAGGAATTGCTGAGATTAATGGTCATAACTTTGGAAGTGATTATACAGATCCTGATGGTAATATTAGAGTATTAAGAGTTTATTGGAGAAGTTATAAGAAGATTAAGAAAGTTAAATATTACGATGAAGAAGGTGAAACTCAGTTTAAATTTATGTCTGAGGAGTATATTCCTAACAAAGATTTAGGTGAGGAAGTTACTGATTTATGGGTTAATGAAATATGGGAAGGTACTAAGATAGGTAAGGAAATTTATATTCAAATGAGACCTAAAGAAGTTCAATTTAATAGATTGAATAATAAGTCTCAATGTCATGCTGGAATTATTGGACAAGTGTATAACACTAACCAAGGTAAAGGTATTTCATTAATGGATAGATGTAAGAACTATCAATACTTATATGATGCTATATGGGATAGACTGAATAAAGCTATTGCTACTAACTATGGTAAGATATTTGAATTAGATATTTCTAAAATACCGGATAACTGGGAAGTTGAGAAATGGATGCACTTTGCTATTGTTAATAAGATAGCTATTGTAGATAGTTTTAAGGAAGGAAGTCACGGTGCTTCTACAGGTAAGTTAGCTGGATCATTTAATACACAAGGGGGACGTTCTATTGATATGGAATCTGGTAACTACATTCAACAACAAATTCAACTCTTAGAGTTTATTAAAATGGAGATGGGTGAGATTGTAGGTGTATCACAACAACGTCAAGGACAAATCTCTAACAGAGAAACTGTAGGAGGTGTTGAGAGAGCTGTTAATCAATCAAGTCATATTACTGAACATTGGTTTATGCAACACGAGCACGTTAAGTTAAGAGTATTAACTGCGTTCTTAGAGACTGCTAAAATAGCCCTTAAAGGTAAGAATCCTAAAGTGCAGTATATATTAGATGATCAAACTATACAAACTTTAAATGTTGATGGTGATGTATTCTGTGAAGCTGATTACGGTGTAGTTGCAACTAACTCTAGTAAGACACAAGAGATGGAACAAACTATAAAAGGTTATGCTCAATCATTCTTACAAAATGGTGGTAACTTATCTACTATAATGGATATTTACTTTAGTCCTTCATTAGCTGATATGAGACGTAAGATAGAAATTGCTGAAGATGATTTACATCAGAAAAATTCAGAAGCTTCTCAACAACAATCTAAACTTGCTGAACAACAACAAGCTCAGGAATTACAACTTGAACAAGCTAAAATGAAACTTGAGGACACTATTAATATTAGAGATAATGAAACTAAGTTACAAATAGCTCAATCAGCACAAGATGGTTTAGATACTGATTTAAATAATGATGGTGATGGATTAGATGCTGAAAAACTTAATTTAGAGGAACGCAAGTTCCAAGATGATAGAAGTAATTCAAGTAATGATTTAATGCTTAAAATAAAGTCTTTAGAGAATGATATGAATAAGCATAGAGATAATGTAAAGTTAAAGGAGAAACAACTTAAAAAGGCGACTAATAAGCCGTCTAAATAAAGCTATATGAGTTCTATATATAATTTGACTTTAACTAATAAAGTTATTATATTAGGTACTCGCTATAAAATTTGGGAGAAATATGGACGATGACAATTTAGAAATGGATCTTTTTGGAGATCAAGGATTAGAATTAAACCTTGATGGATTAGAAGATTTCCAAGATCATTCGGATGCACAAGATGATGCTGATGAAAACAATGATGATTCGCAAGAATTAAATAATGAAAATAATAACCAAGGTGAGGGTCAGGATTCTGACTCAGAGAGCGTAGCTGAGGAAGATGACCAGGATGAAGGTAGTGAGGGTAATGATTCTCCCAACTTATTTTCTTCCGTAGCCACTGTTCTTCAAGAACAAGGTTTACTACCTTCTCTGGATATCGCTGAAAATAAAATAGAGAGTGTTGAGGATTTAGCAACTGCTATGAAAGCAGAAGCTGAGAACTTAGCAAAATCTACAATTATTGATAAGATTGGAGAAGAGGGTTATGAGTATATTAATAAAGGTATAACTGTAGATGAGTATAATGCTTATAGAACTACAGCAGATGCTTTAGATAATATTACAGAAGATTCTTTATCTAATGATATTGAATTAAGTAAGAAAGTAATCTTTCAGGATTATATCAATAATGGTATAAGTGAAAGTAAAGCATCTAAACTAATAGAGCGTCTTTCTGATTTAGGTGATGATAGTATTATTGAAGATGCTACAGAATCTTTATCAAATGTAAAAGGTTTTAATAGAGCTACTTTAGACAAACAAGCTGAAACTATTGCTGCAGAAAATGCGTTAATAGAACAACAACAGCAAGATGTTGAGAAGCAACTAAAGAAATCTGTTTACGATACAAAAGAATTAATTAAAGGGCAACCCATAAACAAAGGCTTTCAAGATAAAGTCTATAATAGTATGACTAAAATAGTTGGTCAATCTCCAACAGGTGAATCTGAGAACGCATTGATGAAACAGCGAAGAGAAGATCCAGTAGATTTTGATACTAAGTTATATTATGTTTATGAGATGACCAAAGGGTTTAAAGATTTTTCTAAATTTACAGCATCAGCTAAGTCTAGTGCTATACAAGATATGGAAAGAGCTTTAAGAAACAATAGTATAAATAACGCAGAAGCACCTTCTTATTTACAAGATGGTGAGAGTTACAGTGATGGTCTAGGAGCTGAATTACATTTTGGTAATTAAATAACTAGAGAATAAATAAACTAAATATAAATTATGAGTGTAGGTAAATTCGTTGTCACAAAGGGTAAACACTGGTCGGGGCTAACATTAAAAAACCATATTGGGGCTATTTTTGGAAGTAGACCGCAGTTGGCATCAAAGGTAACTACTGTATTACTTCAATCCGCAGGAATGAAAAATTTAGATACTTCGTTATCTTTATTTCCTGAGAAAGTATTAGAATCAAGCGATGATTTCGTTTGGAAGTTAGTTGGAAGTGATGAAAGAAATATTCCATTAACTGAAGCACGTTATAACGGAGCTGTTGTTACTGATGGTGACACAGGAATTGGAGCAGGTAGAACGACATTTGAACTAGTATTCGCTGAAAAGTGGTTTACTAAAGTTCATGTAATTTCTGGTATTCATCCAGATATCTATCAAATTAGAAT